CTTGAAGCGGCAAGCGTGCCCGGGCCTTACTATTGTTTGTTAAACCCGGTACAGATCGGAAACCTACAAGAAAGCCTCCGAGGCGAAGCCGGCGCGGCTCAATTCATGCCGGCCACAGCCGAGATGTTGAAAATCCGCCCGCAAGGCTACCAAGGTAACTTTCTTGGCGTGGACATCTACCGATCCGATAAGGTCGTAGTAGACGGCGGCGGAGACGCACATGGTGGTATGTGGGGCCTCGGCTGTATGGGCTTCAAGAGTGGGACAATGGCTAACCCCCTTGGCGGTGTCGTTACATCACCGGGCGGCGAAATCGTTGTAGAATTCGAACGCACAGCAGCGGCGGCGACAACGTCTATCGTTGGGCATGCCTATTTAGGTTTAAGTGTGATCGAATCGGCGCGCGGTGTCCAGCTACGAACCGACGGCACCTGATCCCCCCAATTTTGACACCCTCCAAGGACCCTACATCTGGGGTTTTTGGGGGGTTTTTGGGGGGTGTCAATCCCCTTTTACAAAACCCCAAACAAGGAGCCGATCGTGGCCAAGACATTTACCGGGCGCACAGTAGGAAACCCGACCGAAAACCAAAGAATAAACGCAAACAGGCAGCCAAAATTTTTATTTATGTGGCACCCCGAACACTGGGACATCATAGAAACGGCCGACGGTTATGAGTTACTGCCTATGCTTACAAAATTCCAATTCATACCGGGCTTAAACGGCGTGAAACACCTACCCGGCGGAGGCATCGACAGCACGGCGGCGCGTGCGGCTTTTATGGATCAAGGGTGGGTTTTTGTCGCTAACGAAACCGCCGAAGACGGTGGTTATCTTCGCGAATTTGACGGCCGCAACGGCTCGATCTACGTTGACAAGTGGAGCACTCCGCGCCTCATGGGCCACGGTGGCCGCGCCCGCGTCATTTGGGAAACAGACAAAGACGGCTTTAACGAATACCGGCGCTCCTTGTTAACGAGCGGCGTTATCCCGCAACCCGACCCGGCCGCGCTTGACTGGAAGATCGAACTATTAGAGAAACGATCGGCGCGTAAAATCAAAAACTCGCATATCCCAAAGGTGGCCAAAGACATCGAAAAGATCGAAGAGAAAAAAGAGGCGGTGAAGACTGCCAAGGCTACGAAGAAAACCACCGCGCCGAAGCGTAAACGCGCCCGAAAAAAGGCGGTGGACGCATGAGCGACGAAAAAAACACACGCCGCGCCATCGAAAACGTAGCCCAACGCATCCAGACCGAGCAAAAAAAGCAAGGTCGATCGATTACCTACACGGACGCGCAAAGACAAGCGCGAACGATTGCGGTAAACTACAAACGCAAACAACAATAACGGCGGCATAGAGCCGCTATAGGAGATCCCCTATGTTATTCGCTCAACGATTCAGAAAGGCCGCGTCATTCGTCGGCATTGGCGTAAAAGCAAACGCGCGCGAACTAGACGCAGCCACGCCCCAAATTTTAAGCGGTGCCGGAGCGCCTACGGCTTCAGTAGCCGATGGTTCTTTGTACATTCGAACCGACGGCACGGCGGCGAATGATTCGCTATATCAACGGATCGCCGGTTCGTGGGCCGCGCTTGATACGCGGACGCTTCCATAAACATAACCGCCCCCGAAAGGGGGCTTTTTTTGAGGTATAAACCCCATGGCTTTACTTAGCAAAGACGAACGCGACACACTAACGCCCGATGAAAAGCGCGCACTACGTAAAGAGCGACGCGCGAAACGACGCGAAGAGCGCGGCCCCGTACTCGGGATCAAGTGGGAAAAACTTGAACCACTAGCCGAGGATCTGATCCTCGAAATCGCCGGGGATTTACTACCCACCGGAGAGGAGAAAATGCAGGAAGTAATAGACGAATTGGCCGAAAAGGCAGACGAGTTTTTAGAGTGGAAGGGCCTCCCGGTGGTGGTTTCGGTGGCTTTGGAAGCTATAGACGGCGTTTTTTTAAGGGCTATTGCACGCGGAACACTTCGCCCAATGGTTCAAAAAGTGTACGAACGGCTCAAGGCCGAAGGCAAACTAGGCGGCGACGATGCGGCCTAGCGTACTAGAGCAGATCGAAAAGCTAGGATATAAGGTATTCGACGGTGGCCCGTACGATTTAAACCTGTTCGGTATCCGTGCAAAAAACCGCACGGCCAACGAATTCGACGACATGATCGGGTGTGCATACTTAGACGGTAAAACGTGGCGCGTTCAGTACTGGCCGGCGACGACCGACCCGGGCACACTAAACGGCGAACTGACCACGAAAAACCCAAAGGGCGCGGCCATACTTGCCCCGGGCCAGTATCGATCGGCCTACATTATAGGGCCACACGGCTCGACCAAATACGCGGCGTTGTTACAACGGGGCAAAAACCCGGTGACCGTATACCGGGACAACACCGGAGATACTCGCCTAGACTTCGATCCCGACACATTAGAAACTGGCTATTTTGGGATCAATATACACGCTAGCTCTATGCACCCTTATCAAGACGAAAAAGAGACGACCCGCGTCGGATCTTGGTCGGAAGGGTGCCAAGTTCACGCCACCAGCGCGGGTTTTCGGGCTATGATGGACCTGTGTCACAAACAGATCGAACAGCATCCGACGTGGACACAGTTTACATACACACTTCTTGATCAATGGTGGTGATACATGGGCGCGGCGTTTAAATATAGCGGGCCGGAGGGCCTCCCCCGAATGATAAAACGCGGGGAAAATCAGATCCTCGATATAACGTGGTTTAATAACAACGCCGCGATCGTGGTGCCGGTCACTTCGGCAACGCTTACGCTTAAACAAGGGTCTCGGGTTTTACTCGACAACGTAGCGGCTACGACCGTAGGCGGGCCGGTTTATTCGGCTACCTTCGACCTCCAAGCGGCCACCACGGCCGATCTAACGTTTTCCGATACGATGTTAGAGATCTGGACGTTAAACACCGCCACGGACACAATAACGGCGCGTCGTTCGGGTCATTTGGTTCGATCGGTTTTGTACCCAATGATCACCGATAGCGACCTAGTAGCGAGACACGCGCGGATCGATGATATCCGGCCGCCTACAGTGCCGAATTTTTCGACCTACATAGACACGGCGTGGAGCATCTTAAACCGTGACCTTCTTAAAAAAGGCCGCCGCCCTGAATTGGTTTTAGATAGTTACGCGCTCGTAGATATGCACACGTTCAAGGCGCTAGAATTGATTTTCAGAGACGCAATCACGTTCGTAGGCGACGGCCGTTATCATGACTTGGCCGATATGTACGCGTCTAAATACGTCGAAGAGTGGCAACAGGTACAATTTCGCTACGACCGAAACGAAGACGACGCGATCGAAGACGGTGAGCGCGAAGCGGCTACCCCGAGCATTTGGCTAGGTGAGCCGCCCCCGCGTTGGGGTAGGTCTTGGCGGATGCCATGGGAGTAATGCGCCAAGTTATAGAGACCACGATCACCACGATCGAAGCAATACCCACGCTAAATTTACGTCTAGGGCCGCCGGCGGTGCAGCCCGAAAACATACCGAACACGATCGCCGAAAAGGTTTTCACGGTTACCATGCAAACCGAAAACACCGACAAATTTCGAGACAGGCAGCCGGCCGGGCAAATGCGGTTAGGGCACGCGGTGACGGTGACGCTTATGTGTAGGCTATTACCAAACAATCAGATCGAAGGCTACGACGACGCGATCGACATCGAAGAGGCGATCATTCTTGCGATGCTCGTACAGGCGAGTTTTCCCGCCTACCGCGTTTTGTATGACCGAACGCGCCGCACCGTAACGGACGGCGGCGAGTACGTACTCCTTGAAATTGACTTTTCGATCGAGCAGTCGATCGGGCTTGCGTAATGGCTACGAAAAACCCATTTGTCCGAGACCTTGAAGAGGTCCAGAAAAAATTAAATCGTATGGCATCGGGTAAGGAAATAAACAAGGCGATTGAGTGGACCATGGTTAGCGCCTCGTTCAAGATTTTAAAAGAGATCCGAAAGCCCGAAGGGGCGGGCGGTTGGCCTATAGATACCCGGGAAAGTTACAAAAAATGGGGTTTTCAAAAGGTCAAGATCAACGGCGGCCGGTTCGTTTTTGAGATCTTTAACGACGCGCCCGCGCTTCGGGGCCGCTTACAGGGGCACGCCTATGCCGGGTGGGTTTACGCTAAAGGCGACGGAACTTTGCGGCGACCTATTGCGCCGGGGATCATAAATCGTGCTATTATAGCGACGTTACCAACTATCCGATCCGGGTTTAAATCTCGGATCGACAAGTATTTATCTAAGGGGGCCAAATGACACCAAAAGAAGCCGAAAAGATTCTCAAGGATCTAGGCTGGACGCTTGGCGAATCGTTCAAACGCCGCCCGGTAGATGAACAAAAACAGATCCGAAAAGCTACCCACGCACTCGCGGCGGCGGGTATTTCTTACACCAAAAAACCGGCAAACAAAGCCAAAAAATAGGGGGTCGAAGTGGCCGAAAGTACCATCATTAAAACCAAACGCGACGGAACGTTGACGTTTAAGGATAACGGCGCTGTAAACACGTACACCGTCGCCTATGAGGCGGGGGATCTATCCTTCGACGTTCCGGCCGCAACCGTTAATAATTTCCTAGACCGTGGACGCTTCCCGGCAGGCAACCCGTCGATCCGCTACGGAGACGATCAGCCGGTTACTGGCTCGTTCACCGCTAATTTACGCGATATTTCGGACGCTACCGATGTAACATTAGCCGAGATTTTCCTACAGTCCGGCCAAGTCGGATCCACTTGGGTTAGCACTATGGGTCCAAATGGCGAAGTTTTCACAATGGATTTAGAGTGGATCGTGGCTGGTCTCGTACACGGCGATAGTGCTGATCATACCTGCACTTTCACGCATTGCTACGTAACTGGAAGCATTGCCGAGGGTGACCCGGATGTCATTACTATCAACTTCACCAGTTATTCTGAATTTCCGACGGTGACATAATGGCACGCCCTGACAACGTTGAAAAAATAGCACTAGATCGAAGCGCGGCGGATTTCTCCGCAGCCGGGTCTATCGCAGCGGCCGAAGCCGACGCGACGGCACAAACCGGGGCGATCGATTGCCTTGGGGTTGAGTTCGTTGATATTACGATCGATTTATCGAACCTCGGCAGCGGGCCGGCTACAAAAATAACCGTAGTTGGCCGCGCTAGCGGCATGGCAGCACCCGATCCGGCCGTAGGCGGTAACTGGACCACGATCAACACCGAAGCCGTAGACACGGCTACCGGGGTCGCTACGCTTGTCCCGTATGTCGCCGAAAAGGCACTAGCGGCGGCGGGGCGTTTAGTTGTGACTTTCCCCGTCCGATCTCGCTACTTTTCGGCGTTGGTTTGGGTGGATTCGGCAAGCGGCACGCGTGGCCAAGTCTTCACCTTTAGGAGGTAAAATGGCGTACTTTTTTACACCTATTTTAATCCAAGAGAATAAGAACGTGGACGTTGCAAAGATTGAAGACAGCGTGACGGTTTCCGCGATGGCTGATTTAGTTGGCGGTATACGCACGCTCACGTTGGACCGCGACGGTGGACGCTACGTTTTAGACTGCCCAGAAGCGCAGCCAAAACAAGAGGGATGGGAAGAGAAAACCGCCGGGGAAATCAACGCGATTTATCCGGGCTTGATTCAAGGAGTTTAAAATGGCTGTGGTATGGTCTTGGGCCTTTGGAGCAGAAACACACACAGAGCTAGCCCTGATGGGGTGGTCTGGGGTTAGCAATCAAACCGTACCGACTACAGGCACGGGCAAAGTGTACACCTACGCAAGTTTTCCCGGTACAAAGTACAGTTTGGAGCTACGGCAAGGCTACACGGTAACCGCGCCACCTTTGCTTCCTAGCATTGGCAGCGTTGCCACAGCATTTAGAGCGCCCACCAGCTACGATCAAAACAGTAATGCCTTAGACATTGCCGGGAATGTAGATGGTGACAGAATCCAAATATATTGCAGCAATTCAGGCAGCGGTACGTTCACGGCTAAAGTTAATGGAACCGTAGCCGGTACGGTGACTTTGCCTGTCGGAAATTGGCACTACATTTCTTTTACATACGATATGAGCACAACGACTTACAGTGCGGAATTCTTTGCAAACGGCGCATCCTTTGGAAGTACCACTAATAGCAGTTATACCATTGCCCAGACCGGGGTTAGTGTGCGCATTCAAGGTGTGGGTAATTACTTACCGAACGGCTCTTTGCATGGTCAAATAATAGGGTACGATTCTGGCACATCGGCAGCCGATGCCGCAACGCCGATCTTCGTATCTAGGCTACAACCTAATTCGGACACTTCTACAGTTGGCACATGGGCACCCTCCACAGGTGCCACAAATATTGGCGTGACTGCGGGCGACCCGTTTGACAACCTGACATTCACCCAAGAGGCCACGCCTAGCAGCGGAGACAATGTGGTCACAGAAGTTAATAACTTGGCGGCACAACTGGGCCTGACCCCCGGTATCGTTCGAGGTGGCACCGCCCATACATATAGCAGTGGCACTAATTTAGCGGCCTTTGCTAGCATTCGAGATAGCGGCGGAGCTTACACCGATGGTGCTACGGTAACGCCGGATGAAGCAGATACGACTTACGCTTACGCGACATCGACAGGGCTAACGGGTTCAAGTACGATTAACGTAAAATACGAAGTAGTTTAAGTTATGTCTTTAACCACTGACTTGCAGGTATTCTATCCACTAAGTGCAGACACGGACGAAAACTGGAACGGCGATAATGCCACCAATACTGGGCTATCGTTTGCAACACATAGTGGTGTGGCCTCTGCGGATGTTCCGGGCTCTGGTGGCCGAGCGTTTGCCGCAAATAGCTCGTTCAATTTTAGCTTTGGGACGGGTGACTTTACGATGTGCGCGTGGGTTAACCCCGACGTAGTAAACTACGGTCCAGCTAACCAAGGGAGTGTTTGGAGCACGGGAAACACCAACTACGATTTTGCGATTTATCAGGGCATGTTCTACATGTTTATGGGCAACACTTCCACTTTCAGAGTAACATCCGGCGCGCCCGTTACCACTGGCAGTTGGCAGCATCTGATGATTGTACGAAGCGGAACAACGGTAACGCTTTACCATAACAACACACAACCCGCACAATATGATGGAGGTTCACCGGGCACCGCTAACATTACCAGTTCAGGGTCTCCGCAATTTTATATCGGAGACGCGCCGGGGGCAAGCAATTCCCAATATGACGGAAAGGTGTGTGACGTGCTTATGTGGTCTCGGGCGTTAAGTGCTTCGGAAATTACTGAGATATATAACGCGGGCGCGGGTCAGTTTAGCTCTTTAGTTGGACCGTCAACGCTTCGAGGCATGTTCTCTAGCGTGGTCCATACAGTGGCCTCAGAAAACGCAAGGTTGCACGGTGCTTTTGGCTCGATAGTTCATAGCGTTGCATCGGAGAACGGCCGCCTGCATGGGATGTTCATGAGCGTCATTCATAACGATATTGAGGCGGGCGGCGGCGGCGGGGGCGTACTTCCACCGATACAAGGCCAAGCCGCCCAAGGAAATATCATTCAAGGACTTTTAAACCCCAAGATCCAAGGATCATAAAATGCAGACCCGAAAAACCCCTAGAAACATACCGCAAAAACCCCACTATCTGACGATTGAATTATCTGATATGGGTACGACAAATTGGCGGATCCCGTCTATGCCTAAGATAGCGCGGATCCTTCGTTTGCTTCAGTCTTCGGGCGTAATGGATGCGGCCGCAAACGCGGAAAACGGCGAAGACATAGTAGCGAACTTAGGCGAAAACCTACCGGCGCTTTTTTCATGTCAGGGCGCGCTGATCGGCGTGTGTTGGTACGACCAAAACCAAGATCTAGAAACCCCAGCGGCCCGCGCCGGCTCCGACCTGTTCACATACGGAGAGCAGATATACGAAGAACTCCACGAAAGCGGGTGGCAAATGGGACACATCAACACGTGTTTCATGAAGCTAACCGAAACCGTGATCGCTTCGTTTATCAGTCAAAAAGAAATCGCGGATCGTGTTGATTTTTTGGCACCAGCCACGGACGTTACGAACTGATCGCGCTCGACATCGGGATCAATTATTTGGGCGATCCGTGGGGGCTTGAAAAACTCACGAAAGATCAAAAACTAGACTTGCTCGCATACTGGAACATTCAGAAAGAACCCACCGCCGCGCGTTGGTTACAAAGCCGACCGGCGACGATGCGGGACGTTTATGATATGCTACTGACGAGCAGGGGCAAGGCTCCGAAAAGTCTATTTAACGAGAAACCAAAAGCCGTCGATCCTTCTACCGTTAGGCAGTGGGCCGAGGGCACCGGATCAAATGCAGACGCGATCCGGTGGTGGATGTCTTAGGGGGCACGCATGGCAGCCGATGATCGCTATACCTTCAAGTTTGACGGCGACGCGTCGGGCCTGATCAACGCCAACAAAAAAGCACAAAAGGCATTAGGCGGCACGGCTAAAAGCGCGGGAAAGACCGAAAAAGAGATCAAAGACGTTGGCACACAGTCGAAAAAAACGGCCACGGCGACAACCGCCCTAGCGTCTTCGACTAAAGGGCTATCGGCATCTTTTAAAGTGGCCGCAGCCGGGGCCGCAGCCCTAGCCGCCGGCCTACTTGCCGCCGGGGCGGCATCGTTTAAGATGCTCCAAGGCATGGCCGACGCACAAAATGAACTTAGTGACCTAAGCGCCCGAACCGGTGTGGCGACTAAGACGCTCGCCGGTTTGCGTTTGGCCTCTAAAGGTTCGGGCCAAGATTTCAAAGCGATATCGAGCGCGTTAAAACCTTTAACGCTTCGACTCGGGCAAGCGTCGATCGGTTCTAAAACAGCGATCGACGGGTTCAAGGCGGTAGGTGTAGAGGTTCGAAACGCCAGCGGCGAAATGAAATCGGCCGACGAGGTTTTGATCGAAATTTCGCGCAATCTTACAGCTATGCAAGACCCTAGCGAGCGCGCCACAAGCGCGGCCCTAGCCTTCGGATCGGCGGGTACCAAGCTAGTCCAAGCCCTAGGCGGTCAAGAACTGCAAACCTTTATAGATGCCGCCGAAAAATTTGGCATGGATACGGGGCCGGAGGCCGCCAAGGCCGCCGACGAATGGCAACGAGCTACGGCCGAACTTGCCCTAGTTATGCAGCCCTTCAACACGGGGATCCTCGAAACGGGTACAAAACTCCTCGACAATTTCACGCTAGGTTTCGTCTACCTAAAAGCACTACTCCGCGAGCTAGCCAAAGACCCGATCAACAACCTTGTAAGCGCGTTTAAGTTACTTTTTTCTGACGTGCTCACGGCCTCGGCGGAGTTTGCGCGGCTAACTTCTGAAGCTATTTTGTTGCCATTCGAAAAAATGGCGAAAGCGCTTGAGTTTTTCGGTCAAACGGGACCGATCGAGGCGATCGAAAAGTTAAACGACGCAAACGAAGAGCTAGCCGCAACGATCAAAGGCTACGCCGCCGATGTTAAAGAGGGCGTAGCCGAAACCTCGGCCTTAGCTAACGCGTACAGCGTCGCAACCGAAGAGGCGCGCGCGTTTTATGACCTACAAAACCGCGAAGCGGGCCGGCCCGTCGGTGCACAAGGAGCGCCGCCGTCGCAAGAAATACCCGAACAAACAGAAGCCGCCCCGGATGCCGTACCGGCTATCCCCTCCGAAGAAAACGCAGACGCGAGCAAAAAAGAACAAACCGAACTCGAAAAAACGATCGGTTTAGTCAACCAATACCGATTAAGCATGGATCATGCTAGCGAGTCTTCCCGCACGCTTTCGGCGGTGTTTGGCGAGATCGGCAGCGTTGTAAATACTCTGATCCAATTAGACGATCCCTTTAAAAGTATGCAAGGCAGCCTCGAAGCCTTGGGCACTATCGCCGGCGGTTTTGCTAATGTCTTGGGTGGTATTATTGACGAGCAAATGAGAAACAGCGACGAGCTAACCGACAAACAAAAAAAGAACCTGAAAACCCTTTTTGCCATCCAAAAAGCCGCCGCCGTAGCTTCGATCGTTATGTCTACGGCTTCGGCCATTATGAAAGCCCTTGACGTACTTGGGCCGCTAGCCGGGGGGATCGCGGCCGGTGTTATTGGTGGATTAGGCGCAACACAGGCCGCAATCGTAGCCGCCGAAAAGCCGCCATCTTTTCACACGGGCGGTATTATACCAGCCCCCCCCGGCGATCAGGGTGTCATGATGAACGCCCTACCCGGTGAATCGGTGTTGAATCGCGACGCGACGCAAACACTAGGGGCCGAAGGTGTGGACGCGTTAAACAGTGGCCAAGGTGCGGGTGGCGCTATTTCGATATCTATGGTCTATAAACATAGGATCTTCGATACCTTCGTCGAACAGAATATTTCTAAGGGTGGCCCACTTCGGGATGCTATAAAAGACGGGCGGCGCGTAGGCCATCGGGGGCGATAATGTCAGATCTATCACGTAATCTATACCGGGGCCTTTTGATTCCAGACGGTGATCTTACCCGTTTATGGGATGCGGAAACCACCGTAACCGAAGCCGGACCACGCGCGGGTGTGCCCGCGACTACGTCCAAAACCGAAGCCGTTATCGAGGCGAGCGGGCACCAAATAGACACAGGCAGCGGTAAAAGCCTAGAGATCCAAACTATAAAAGGTGGCTACCCCGGCCCGGGAAACGCCGGCTTTGCATGGAAACAAACAGGCGGCGCGGCTCAAAACTATCGAGGGTGGGACGTGCCCCACTCGATCGCGACGTGGGAAAATGTACTCTACAGCGACACAGACACGGACAACAAAAACCCGGACCTTGTAAACGTCACACGCACCGACGGCACCGACTACATGATCGCGGTTTTTGAAAGTGTATCATTAGGAAACAACCTAGTAGGCATACAAAAACGCACCGGCGATACTTGGGCACCTTTGGGCGTTGGCTTTATTGGCATCACAACACAAGCCGTTTTCGGGGCCGAAAAGGTACACCCCACGATCTTGGTTCTACCCACCGGCCGCTTGATGTTGTTTTATGCGGTGTATGATCAGGAAGTTTTCGCGCCCACGATTCAGATCCGTATGATTTACAGCGACGACGAGGGAACAACGTGGACAACCGGCGCAAGTTACACACTACCCGCGCCGCTTTTGGCTTCTACATACTCGATACAACGTATCCGGGCGGCCTACAAAGACGGCCAGATCCTTTTAGTGGTGCACGCGAAAAACTCAACGGCCTCGCATCAGGACATACTGATCCAGTATGCTAGCGACGATTTAGGGACCACGTTTATTCTTGTTAAAGAGTTTAGCGGCACAGGGATAAACAACGCGGGCGGCTTTCCTGATATTACGGTAGTAGACGGCGTTTTTTTAGTGGCTTGGATCCGTAGGCAATCGCCAAACAACGTACCCACCGCGCAGCGTCTCGGATCCGCCTTCGAAGAGCTAAACCCGACAAACAACGCAATCACCGCCGCAACGGGTACGGAATGGGCTAACGACGACGGCACGAACTACACACGCGGCGAGCTATCGATCGCGACCGATGCCGACGGCGTGGCCTATTTGTACTTAACCAAAGATCCGATCAATTCTGGTTTGTGTGTCGTGCTTCGAAACCTCGAAGGCGGCGCGCTCGTAGGTGGCCCGGGTTCCGGCTCGGGGTGGGTCGGTGTCGGTCAAGGTGGGACAGGTCTTGCCGAGTTCGGCCGGTGGTGGGGTGCGTGCCCGTCCGGCTCTAACTTCCCTTCGATCCAGCCGACCGGCTACACTGTAGAGTTCAACAGGGGCCGCGCGGTGGTGGTGCATAGCTTCCAAAACCTAACAGGCCCCACGCCGACGGGGTCGGATAGCCTCTGTTTTTTCTACTTGGGCGGCTTTTCTTCGGTAACACTACCCGGCTTGGAACTGTTCCGATCGGATATATTGCGCGCGGGTTTGCCCGTTACGTGGGTGCCCTACGCTTTACCGGCATCGGACGGGACTTGGACCCGCGTAACGTCTGGCGGAGGCATCACGGAGCAAATACAAGCCCCGGGCGAGTTATTTCTACAGGTGCCGCCGGGGTCTTTGTTGTACTATGAGAAAAACATACCCGAAGGCAGCGGCCCCGACGCGGTGGCGTGGACGGATGGTCTATACGGCCGGTTCACGTTCGAGGTTAACGGCGTATCATTTCAACAAAATTACGTGAGGTTATGGACGGCCGCCGGTGGTGGCACCTATACCGATCTTCAATTCCTGCTGTTAAACAACGTGATCGAGATTCGAAACGCAGTGATCCCGGCAACGCTAGGCACTAGACCCAACGCAGCGGGCCAGAAAAAACAAATTTTTTGGGCTATTCGGGGGCTACTGACGGGCGACAACCCAACAGGGGCAGAATGTGCCATATGGATCCGAGACTGGAGCACCAACGAGGATCGAGAATGGGATTTAATTTATCAGGGCGCGATCTCCACGGCTAACGGTGGATCCACTACGTTTATTCAATGGGGCGACCGTGAAACGGCGACCCCCGGAGATCAAGACTGGCACGAATTTAATGTAACTTGGGGCAAACAAACCGCCGGGGCTTTTTATCCCTTAGCAGGTCGGCAGCTTGCCCAAGGCCAACAAAACCCGGCCGAACTGTTCCCGCGCACCTATTCGGCGCGCCCTATCTACGTTGATTCAAACGTACGGGCGGCATCTATCGACGGCCCGACCTTTGAAGGCGATTCGTGGGCCGTAAACGTGCGACACCTACAAGCGACGGAAAACATGATCACAAGTGTTAGCCCGTCGCCCTCGAAGCCGTGGCGCAGCACTACAGCCCCCGCCGGTGCGGTTATTGCGTTCCAACGAAACGCCGACGCGGCCGACGCGTGGGCATCAAATGATTTTTATGCGATACACTTCGAAAATATCAATTTCAAACGTGCACAGCTACAATACAAAATCGGCGGCGCGTGGGTAAACGTGCAAAATATTAGCTTCTACAAGGAGTTCGAGTTTGTCCGGAACGGTCAAAGTGTGCGCATTACCGGTGACTCGGCCGGTAGTTTCTACGCGTACTATAATGAATTCGCGGGCCTGACTTTTGAAATGAACCCGGATCCCCTTATTGGAAACCCTACGATCGCAAAGGTGTTGCGGAACTCCGAGGGCATGGCCTACGAAGGCACGGCAGCCAAGCCAGCTACGTTATTCCTTGATCCGGACACATACGATCAAGCCACCGCACCGACAACCGGCACGGCTCATTTATGGTTCAAAAAGTTAACGGTCATGGTCCCGAAAAGCGAAACGCCTTTTGAAGGTCTACGCCTTCAGCTATGCAATACAGGCACGCTACCGCCGGAGGGCTACTACGAGGCTGGTAATATTATCCCGGGCGGCGTGGCCGTATTTGGATGGGACTACAGCCGCGAGCGCAACTTAACGAAAACCGCAAATGTTGAGATCACAACGCTGCGAGACGGTACACGCCACGCGTACAAAGCCGGAGACCCTCGGCAACGCGTACGCTTTTCATGGGCTGAAGGTGTAGACGTTACCCAATTACGTAGCGAGTGGGGCGGAACATCTTCGCCGGATTATGTCAAAGTGGCCGGGACAGGCACCCCAGCGGCTAACCGTCATGACGGCCCGTTTTTAATGTGGGGCCTTTTGGACCGTATCGACGGCCCCGGGTTACCTGTTGTCTACATGCCAAAAATAGATTTTTCCCAAGCAGGTGCGCCACAATTGGACCCCAGACAATATGCACGCGGCGCGATTTACGGCCGTACAATGTCACCGATCACACTTGAAACCGTGCTAGGGTCCGAAGAAAAAGACGAAGTGTATAGGGTTAACACTATCGAAATAGAGGCCGAGCTATGACATACAAAAGGCCGTTACGGTGGCTCGAATTGATCGACGATCTCACGTCTGTTCAATTTTTGCTAACGGTCAACTATGCCGGCCGGCCGTATTATTTCAGCACACGCCCCCGTGTTTTGATCGATGAACGAGGCGAGCCGATACAATACGAGGGTGGTCTACAAGCACAATTTACCGACGCGTTAGATCTGTTCAATGAATCGCCTACGCTTTTATCTATCCCGCTTTCCTTGTATTTTTCCGATGATGTCGCCGAGCTAATATCGAAGGGCTTCGACCTTTGGCGCGCTACGGGTGAACTATCTTTGTGGGTAGAGGGCCGACCCTACGAAGATCGGATCGTATTGATTGACGGCAACGTCAACGATCCCAGCTACGGGGCCAAAGGCGAGCCGGTGAAATTTAGCCTTGAGGCCAACGGCTTCGAAGATACCGCGCTAACTCATACACCCTTTGATCGAGTGTTGCCGACGACTTGGCCAAACGCCGACGAGGCCGCCGCGCTTCGGTATTATCCGATCGTATACGGTGCCCCGGGTATATATACAGGCGGCACCGCGCCCGGGTCGCCCGCCTTGGCCGTAGATGTGGACATAGGCGCGGCTACTGTTCGTTTTCTTGTCGCGGGTCATGAGGTTGCCGCTACTTCGGCCACGTTTATAAACGTTTCAAAAAACCCCGCCGCGTCGCTTTTGATCGGCCTAGTCACTGAAGAAGACGCACGCGGAACGGTTGTAACTACCACTGTAACCGTACCCATAGGCGCGGGCTTTTGGGATTTAGGGGATGAGGTTTACGTAATTTGGGACAACGGCGGGGCCATGTATAACGACCGGCGCGACGGTGTACGCAGTGGCGCGGGTGATCTGATCTCGTACTTTTTGCGGCGCTCAACACTTCGCATAGATTCGGGCACGTGGGCGGCTATTTATCCCGAACTAAATCTAGGCTACCGTTTCGCCGGGTATGTTGATGAACCGTGCAGCCCGTTCGAGTACATACGCGACAATTTTTTTCCCCTGTTACCCATATCCGTAACCGCAACGGGTGAAGGTATGGCGGGCGTTCTATGGCGTAGAGACGCGCAAAAATCCGACGCAGTGGGCACGATAGAAGCCGGCGGCGGGGTAGCCCGGGCCGACTTTGTGCAGTACGAGCGCCAACGGCTATACAATAATATTCGGCTAGATTATGCTTTAGACGCGGCAAGCAACGACCCACAAAAAAACGCCGGCGTACTTGGCGACCCTTCGATCGTTGATACTGTTTTATTTACCGCCGACGCGGGGCAATTTGCGACCGAATATAGCCGCGCCTCATTCTATCGCTACGGAAACCGGGCCATGTCGTTTGATACGGCTGTAGTCTGGGAAGACGCAACTGCCACGAACGTTCTACAGTGGAAACACCGCGCGGCGGCTTTCCCTTATCGCGTGATCCCTTACGATGTACCGATCAGAATGGGCTTTTTAAGGCGTGGCGATCTTGTTTTGTTAACGGATGAAGAGATCCACCTATCGGGCTATTTGTGTTTCGTGCGGGATATTCAGTGGACCAACGGAAAGCCCCGGATCTTTTTGGTCTTGATCGATGATCCGCCACGCGAAAAACGCGTAGAATAGGGCAACGGGGGCGGATATGAGCGATTCAGTAGATCAAAAACTTCGAGAGGATAGAAAGCGGATCATAGCTTTAGAAAGTGACGTGGGATCGTTGAAAGTCGAGGTGGGGAAAATTGGCGTGAACTTAGAACAGGGCGAAAAGCGAGCGAGCGAAAGGCACGAAGCGACCAAAACCGCACAAATAGAGATCAAAGATCTGTTACAGCGCCGGATCGAAATTGACGAAGAGCGCGAAAAAGACGCGCGCGAATACCGACAAGAGCGGGAAAAGGCCGAACGAGACGCACAACTTAACCGCCAAAAATGGGCACAAAGCCTAGTAAACCCACAAACGATCGTGATCATCCTAGCTATAATCATGGGGGTGTTCGGCATACAAGCGGCCGATCTTATAATGTTCCAGCCATCAACGCCCGCCACGGCCCAAACGCCCCAAGAACCAAAGCCCTAGCCCGACCGCGTCGATCGTGTTGTGATTTTCTATGCACACAACCGCTAGTATTTCTTCGCGGCGTAACTCTGAAAAAATCCGGTTGCCGTGTATTTTCTTCGGTACTTGGCCTTTCCAAGCCGACGGCGACACGCCAAAAGGCCGCACGCTTAACGCTTTAAGCTTATCCGCGACGGCTAAAAGGTTCCGAACGTCTTTGTGTTGCTTGCGTTTGGTCGGGTATAAAACCGGCGTTTCAACAATGACGCGCACATTTTTTAGGTTTTCGGCTAGGCGGTATACTGTATCATTTGGCAAATCGTCGGCAAAAACCAACGCACCGCCAAACCATAACGCGATCGCGCTCTTGTGTACGCCCGGATCAATGCTTGCTAAATCTATTTCCACTGTATGATCTCTAATTCCGTAGGGCCGTTGTGTAAGACATCCCACCAAAAAAACCCGTACGCGCTTGAATCGGTGCCGCCGTTTGTGAAGCTCGGGCGCTGCGACAAAACAAAAACTTTGCGGCACGGGTTACGCTTCCAAAACTCCGCGCGGCGCTTGCTCTCTAAAAAGCCAAGGCGCAGCAAAAAACAAACGTGCCGATCCGTGCAGTTTAACGCGTGTTCTACATGGTCGAGGGCGTTAAAATAGGGCGGGTTTCCTATGATCCATTCGGGCGGGTTAGGCGGTAAAATGTCGAGGAAATCACACACGGCAGATCCGACCATTTTAAGCCCGGGCGCGTCGGGGTTCATATCGATCGCGACCACTTGATCCGTCTTCGTGAGTAGTGCACGCACAAACGCACCACCGCCGGCGCTAGGTTCTAAAACTAGATCAGTAGCTTGGATCGGTAACAAGCCGACAAGGTAGCCGGCTAGCTCTTCGGGCGTATAATACGCATCTAATAAAATAGGGCCTTTGTTTAAGGTTCCCAAGGTACCAACTCCCCGCCCGGGCCGTATACCTCCCCGGCGTTTTTGCTCCAAACGCGCGACAAATACGCGCCCGCCGTCACCTTAACATCGGGGATGAATTCCCCCATGGCTTCGATCATTTGCTTTTGTAATTCGGCAGCCGCGCCCGCCGCTTTATCCTCGGGGCTTTCTAAAATTATTTCATCATGTAGAAACGCAACGGGGCGCGAACCGTAAAGGGGGCTTTTTTCGTCCGTGTAACAAGCCCGGGACACCTTAAAAAGCGCCGCTTTTGCACCGTCGGCCGTTAGCCCTTGAAATAATGTATTGGCGTACTGTGTAAAACTACACGCGCCACGTATACGCCCGCTTTTGAACTGGCGAACTTCGGTAGGCCCCCACGCCGTAGCGCGCCCGATATGGTCGAAGTATTTGGCCATTTCCGGCCATGTGTCTAGCCACGCCTTTCTCATTTCGCGGCTTTCGTCTTCGTCAAAATCTAGCCCGAAGCCCTTGGCGTACTCGATAAAAACGCGTGAACTAAGGCCGCCCGGATAACCGTAGTTACAGATCTTCGCCGCTTGTCGGTACGCCTTGGGGTTGTCTGGGTTTAGCTTCGCGGCCACTTCAAGATGTAGATCGCGCCCTTCGTTTACCGCGTCGGCAATAGCCGATGTTTTAAACATCCACAAGTGTATTTGGCCCAAGGCTACTAGCTCGATCTGATCGTAGTCGCACAAAACGTAGACAAACCCGGGCCGGGGTTCAAACACCTCACGAAAACCACCGCCCCGGGGCGGGTTTTGCATGTTGGGTTTGCTGCACGATGTACGGCCCGACTTTACAAGGACGTTGTAGCGTGGGTGTACTGTTTGGCCGTCGCGTAAAATAGGCGCGTAGGTGGTCGCTAGCTTATCGGCAAAGCGGCTTTTTTGATACTCGACAAGCGCGGGGTTTTTGCTACCTTTGAGCGTTTCGCCGTCGGTCTTCACGGCCCCTTTATCGGTAAACGGGGGCGCGCCGTTGTACGCTTCGGCGACGATTTCGCGTAATAGCTTCACATTGCGCGTACCGTTCGCGCGTAAAATGCCCAGCTTTTGGGCCATAGCCGCACCTTTTCGCGCCTCTTCGGCGACGTTTTCTAACCAAACATCGGCCCGCGCGCGGTTTATCCTCATGCCGTAAATACTGATCAAGTGCAGGGCAAACGCCGCCGCAGGTTGGCCGCTTGTGTCGCGCTTGTGCGCGCCTTGTGCTTCCCATATGAGCCACAAATACCGTACGTCCAGCGTGGCGTAATCTTGGGCCTCCTTGGGCCAGTTGTCAAAAGATACGCCGTCTAGTTCCGAATACCGTAGCCGCCACGCGTCCGGATCGTTCTTGCCTTCCATTTCAACGGCTAAATACTTGCGGGCTAGGTGTGCAAGTGTAAAGCGTCGCCGGTCTATGTCGCCATCTTCGATCGCTTTTAGTTTTTCGGTGATCATTGTGTCGACAACCCGGCCAGCCTTGTACGCTTCGAAAACGTGCGGGATCAGGTCCGGCCATTCATTACACAGACACGCCAAATCATAGGCGACGTTATGACCTACAACACCATCATAAAGACGTTCAATCATAAGCCCTTTAAACGATTCGAAATGATCGCGCGTTATTGTGTCACTAAAGGGTCCGGGGTGTTGTACCCCGTTAAACAGCCCTTGATCATAAGTAATACTAACGATCCGAGGCGTTAACCTACGGCCGATCTTGTATGTTTCCAAGTCAATAAAAAGCATAGGATCTCCAAAGACCGGGGCAGGGGCGACCCACCCCGGCGGCTAAAAATTAGGCTACGCCGTAAATTAGTTTCGTGAAATCCGTTCCCCGTTTGGTTTTTTCAACCTCGGCGCGGATCGTTAGTTGGGCACCTTTTAAAGGCTGTTCTTGCCACTCGGACACGTCAAAACCTGCGACCTCATCACCAATATGGTAGCAAGATTTTTCTGCAAATTGCGTCCAGTCTTCGGCGCTTATTTCCATGGCTTGGGCCGGTGTAATCTTGCCAACAGCCATTAAAAACGACTTGATCATTTTATCGGCCTTGGCCCACTTCATTAAGATATGGGTCTCAACCAAATCGCCTTCGTTGTTGCCGCTATCCTGTGCGGCTTCGTCGATCCTAAACTCAATGATCACCCGAATCTCGCCGACCCGTGTCGGGTTTGTGCTGATCCGTTGTTTCATATCTAAAACCGTAGCCTTGTAAACCCCGGGTTTGAACCATCGATCGTCCGTTTTCTCTATTTCCGCTTTTCCAATGTTTGCAAAAATGCTCATTTTTCCTCGTCCTTTGTTATGTGGCCTTTCGGCCTGTTGTTAAAATTGTCGCGTAGTTAAGTTTTTGCCGTGTGCCTGTCGTTTGTTCCACGTATTCGGCATGTGTTTTGGCCTTTGCTACCGATCCGGCGTAGTCCATGAAGTCCCATTGTACCGCGTCGGCTTGTTGGCCGGATCTGTGAGTCCTTCCGAGTAGCTGTTCCCATATAGAACCGCTCGCCGGCGGCTCTATCACTAGACATTTTCGGTACATTTGCAGGTTACGCCCTGCACCGTGTACGGCTATCGAACAAGCCGCCGACGCGCCGGAGGGTGGAAGCGATCCGGCCCCGCGTACGTCCACGCCCAGACGGGCAAGGGATAAGCCCAAAGCGTTCGAAGAGTACCAAAGCAAAACCGGATCGCTTGAATTGTAGACGTACTGCAGTACGTATTTTAATTTTTCCTGACATAGCCACACGGCGACATTTTTAGGCCCGGGCCGTTTGCCTATTTTATCCCATAGCCGGACGGCTTCGCGTAGCTCTTGAGTACCTCCACCGTTTCGACTCCAGTCTATAACGAGGGCCGGTGAGTCGCGGCCTTCGCGCGGGCTGTAGCGTAAAACCTTACCGATCAAGCGGTTCAGGTGCCTTTTTGCCTCTAACCATTCAAGATCCGGGCCGTTTTCGCCCCAGTCCCAACGGTAATAAAAGCCCGTACAAAGGTTTTTAAACGTGGCGCTCGCTTGGCTTGCGTCGGCTATGGGTTCCCCGTCGGGCTTTTCCCATTTCTCACGAAGGTTTTTAAGTGCGTCTTTTATGGCTTGCGTGTGTCCCGGCTTGTGGTGCTGCATAATTAGAGACGCATCACACGAAGAACGGACAGTAGCCAAAACCCCGGGGGTGGTGGTTAGCCGTGTACGGTAGGCGCTACGTATCGTCTCTTTATTGGTCGGCGTTAGCTTGCTCGGGTGTGCCCATTGTACAAGGTAGCTTAAACGGTTCACGTCGCTTTGATTCGGCTCGCCGTCAGGGTCCACACAAGCCGCCCACCGCTCTAACTCGTACCGGTTGAAAGGAATAGGCGCGCGTTCCCTTAGCGCCAATTCTAAAAGGTGGGCGTAATCTAAAAGGCTTTTGCTCGTCATCGTGCCCGATAGCGCCACAAACCCACAGCGGGGGTTTCTATTGAAGTAACGTAAAAAGCGGCGCGTTTTTACTGACTTTTTGTCTTTTAAATTATGCGCCTCGTCGGCGATAATCAGATCGGGCTTTAGGTCTTCCAACAGGCCGCGACGTGTTGAAAGTAACCCGTACGAAACCACCGCCGGCGTGCGGAACTTGAAAAACTCGGACCACTTCACCGCTTCTTGTTCCATTTGTTTCACAAGCGCGGGCGGTACAAGGACGACCGGGGAGCACGCCCCGGCCGCCGTACCTGCTAGCAAAGCGATCAAAGTTTTACCAAAGCCGACACCGTACATAAAAAAGCCGCCTAGGCGTTTTTCTATTACGGACAACGCTAGGGCCTGTTCAGGGCGTAGAGAGGCCCCGCCCAAGCCTAGCGCCGTATTCCAATAGTCGGCCGCTTCTTGGCCGTCTTGAGGGCCTTGTCGGGGCATGTCTAGGATCCGTTCTAGGTCGCTTGGGATTTTTTGGCGCGTTAGGTTTTGTATGTGTTGATCAAGGTTCATCGTCGGCCGCGCATTTTGCCGAGCTTTTCTAGGTCTTTAGCCGCGCCCGGTAGTGCCGCCAAGCCGCCGCAAATGTCGCGGGCACGCTCTAACATTTCAACCGTGAACGTGTGGCCCGTCGCGCTGTACAAATTATCGGGCGGGGCTACCCGCAATTCATTTGCGACGCGTTCAAATTCACGGGCAAGGCTTGCGGGATCCATTGTTTCGGGTATTGCGTCGGGCTTACACGCTTGGCCAATGCGTGCAAAAACCCGATCAAAAGATAGATTTCGGTTAACGTAATTCATGGCCGCAACGCCCACGCCACGCGCTCATGTGCAATCATGAAAACGTGGGTATATACGGCCAAGGCGACGCAAACGCCAAAAATGAAGACCTTTGTTTTTTCCATTACCGCCCCCAAATGATAAGCGCGCCCGCGCGTTCTAAAATGGGAAGCGCGACCGACAACAGCGGATCCGTGCGGTTTGCGATAATCAGGCCCGCCGGTGTTTCTTTGTCTACGGCTTTTTGCAATTCCCCTTCAAGATACTTTTCGGCCTTGCCGAAATCGAGACGCATCGCCGACCACGTTTTTTTGTGCCTTTTCTCAAGGATCTCTATACATGGGCGGATCCAGTTGTTGAATTTGTGGGCGTTTTTTGGTGTGTCGTTGAAATGTGCACCGACCACTAACACAAGACGATCGCAAATAGCCGGGGCGGCCTTTGTGAAGTTTTCGATCCTCTTGGCTTGGTCTAATCCGGGCACGGTCTCGGGCGTGGCGGGCATGGTAGGTTGTGTTTCTTGCTCTACCGGCTCTTCTACATAGCCTTCGGGGTTTTCTTCGTATACCTCACCGTCTTTGCATCTTAATTCACTGTACATCAACAAGCGATTCCAGCGCGTGGCCGATACCTTTTTGTTAGCTGGCATCTTGGATTGGTACCAGTTCCTCACGTCTTGTTCGTCCATTCGCCCGCTATTTGTGATCATTTCGCGCAATTCGTTTGCACATACTCGGATATCGGCATCCGTAAACGATGATCTTTGCGCTATAAATTCGGGTTTCGGTTCGGCCGGTTTAGCCGGTTCGGTTACCGTGATGCTATCCACACCCACCGAAAGGCCGGCGGCTTCGATCACGCTTGGCCAGTCGCTTTCGTCGATGCCGTCACGGATCAAAAGGTTTTTAACAGCGGCGGCCGGTAGCTCTCCACCGAACAGTTCGGCCATGTTTTTTAACTTGGCCACCGTGTCGGCGTTCAACGTTGGGGTTTGATCTACTTCGGGCGCTACGTCAGGCGGTAGCAATCCGAAAGCGGCTTGTATGTTTTGCGTTTTTTGGTCCATTTTTTTCCCTTTTGTCTGTTCGGCCGTGGCCGTGCGAGTATTATTATCAGTTGTGCCATTATTTGCAAGCGTGTTGCGGTTTTTAGGGCTAAACGGGCATTTTTGCGCGTGATAGCAGCCGCCATAATCGCCGCACGCGTTAGCGTTTCCCCCGCACGTTTCGCCGGTAGGATCCGTTTTTTTCGGGGCCATTTCTTCGGCGATCTCGCCTAAGTCTTGCCAGTTTTTCTCGATCTGGTCCCATGATAGCGACGTACTCACAGACATCGAAACAGGTAGGCCGCGCGTGCGGTAATAGATCAACTCCGCGTCTACGGTTTCGGGCTTGTCTTCGTAGTATGCGGCATAAGCATAGGTCAATAACTGGATATCGGTATTCAATTCACCGCGTGTTTTTGCCCACTTGAAATCTGACGTTGTTTTATGGTCTCCGATATAAAATTGATCAGTCCCTAGCATATCGATCCGGCACAGTATTTTAGAGTTTTCGGATAGCGGCAAGGTGATCGACTCTTCGATCGACAAGCCGGACGGGTCCGGTAACTTGTCGAGGCCGCACGAAGCGATCCGCCCGGGCTTTGTGTCGGGTGGTTCGGTGCCTTCAAGGAGGTATTTTTCTAATATATCATGTACCTTTGACCCTAGCGCGGCGGCGGGTTTGGGCGGGCTTTTGTCTTGTAGTGGTCCGTACTCGTACCACCACGCGCGTGGGCATCGTTTATACTTGCGGATCTGGCTAACAGATACGCGGATCGGTTGTCTGGCTTGTTTAGAACGGAATAAATCGTTCCAAGATTGTTTATGGTTATCAGGCTTCGGGGCGTTGGTCATTGGTTGAGTCCTTACGTTTTAAAAGGTTTTCGAAGCGTTCAACGTCGCCGATCTGTAGGCTTTCTGCGCGTCTTAGAACGTCAAATAGTTCGATCCGGTAGCAGCGAAGCCGACTAGATCCAAAGTTTTTCCGGGCCTGTACGCCGCCGGCTAGTGTTTTAAGCGCGCCCGCTAGTGTACCTTCACGCGGTGGTTGGTCGCCCATGAGCAAGCCCCACAAGCCACGGAGGGCGGGCACGTTTACGAAGATATAGCGCCCCTCTATTTTGACACCCTCCACGGGTTTCGCTCGGTCGATAAAATGGGCCAAGGCCGCAAGCGTGGCACCTTGGATCCCACTGTTGCCCATCAAATCCCGATGCCAGTCGGCGATCTCACCTTCGACCAAAAAACGCCCGCCGGTTTTCACTTGGCGCGTGTTGGCTAAATACTTCGCGTGTCGAGCGATAGCACCCGGCCGGCCGTATTCGTCCAAAACCCATCCGGCGGTGAAGTCGCGGCCGCCCATGAATTGTATATAATCGCGCGGGGTTGTATCGTGTTTTATGTGTAGAATACGCTCGGCAATGGCTAAAAGGTCGTCGCGCCCGAGATTTTCGGTAAGCTTTAGCGCGTCGGCGTTATTCGCTAAAATAATTAAGCGCGGGCATCCTCGAAGGGTCGCGGATGGGATATTTTTTCGTCGTAGTTGGCGTGTACTTTCGCCGATCAGTGTTCTAAAATTAGCACTAAAACCGTCGCCACCGTCGAAGGCTTGGAACATTTCATCCACAAGGACAATAGGTGAGCGCGTTAACGCCCCGTTGAATTTGCCCGTGGCATCGGCGTAAGATGTCGCCCCACCGCCCCAAAGGGCAGCCAAGCCGCTAGCAAATAGGCCCTTTCCAGTACCCGGCGGGCCTTGTATGTATAGCGCGCATATTGGGCGATCTAAGCGCGCAACCGTCGCGATCCAGTCTAGGAGTTTTTCGTGATAATCCCCGGCGAAATGTTTGAGCCACTCGGCGATCTCTTCGTTTTTTTCTGGCTGCACGTCTACAGGTACACAACACCCACCGATCAAGGTGCCCCCATTCACGTCGCTATGGTACACGCTTTTTTCGCGGCCCATTTCTACCACTACTTCGACGGCTTGCCGTCCGTAATCGGCCAAAAATTCGGGCACGCCGCGCGGTTTTTGTTGGCGGCTTCGGGTCTCTAACCCGGGTATTTTACACCACTGCTCCAAGGCTTGGCACACGGCCGCGCCGGGTACGGGTGGGCGGTATGTTTGGCCCGCCGTATCATGTATGTAGTAGCTTGTACCGTGGTAAACGATCGGGGGCTGTTCACTTTGTACGCGCTCTTTTATCTCTTCGCGGGCTTTTCGTTTCGCTTGGTCAATCCCTACCAAGTAGCAACACCGATCCCATAGATCATCTAGCGTTAGTTTTGACCCTTGCCGGCCACCGGCCACGATTGAAGGGGCTAAGGCTTGATAAACTAGATTCGGATCGTCTAACCCTAGCCGCCCGACCATAACGGCCGCACACTTAAACATCGTAGATTGACGCGCGCCGTGGCTGGCTAGCGGCTCACCTTCGCGGATCTTGTCGTATTTGTTGCCCAACGCGTCGGCGCAGCCGTCAACGATGCCCCACTCCAGCGGGGTAAGTGTGCGCAGTTGGGGCCGTTCTTGGCTTTTTCCTGATAGCGTTTTAGGCTTCACGGTTTTTTGTAGTGGTAACGGTGCGACCCATTGCAACGGGGCAAGGTTTGAAAGGTCTACAAAGGCTTCTAGGTTTTCACCGTCGCGGTTCACCCGGGGCAGCCTAAAAAGCGTATTCCAACGCTCGACACAATGAGGATCGACGGGCACGCCTTCAGTCCTTAGATGCGTATAAAATTGCTCGATAAAATGAGACGCGACCGACACCGGGACCGGTTGATCTAACCTAAAAACCAAGCGATACCCGCCCCGGGTGCCGTAAAACCCGGCGCGCCTTAACGCGGTTTTGTTTTTAAGTGTGGCCCAGTGGCTTTCGGCTTCGTCCGGTGTCCACCTTTTGTGATCGGCGTTGTCTACGTCTACGAATACCCAATTTAAGATCGGCTCTTTTTGTTCTTCAATAAGCCGCCCAAGGTCGCCAAGTTTAAGCCGTGGCGTGGGTGTGCCGTCCGGGTAGGTGTACCCTACGGCGTGCGCGTCGGTAGCGTGTGTTTTTTGTAGGGCTTGGACACCGTCTAAGGGTTCGAAGTGTTCAGAATTAGAAGAAACGCGGGAATGTGGAAGGACTATAAGAGGGTTTTGCACTGTAAGATCTCCAAAGTAAAAAGACACCGGCGAGCACCTTTGGACCATGCCCACCGGTGTCCAGTGAGTAAACGGGGAGCGACCCCGGAAGGTTTTAACATGGGACAAACGGCCGGCGCTAGGATATAATCAGAAATGAGAACAAAAAAGGAGGGCTTATGAGCCTCACAAACTTAACCGCGCGCGCTTTGTTTGATCCGGATGGGGCTAAAGATCTGATCCTTGAGCAAGCCGACGCGCTAAACTACGAAACCCGGCCCTTAGCCGTGGCGCTTGGGGTGTCATACCCGACACTTTTGCGCGTACTTCGTCGGCTTGAAATTTCCGAAAATGTCCGGGCGTTATGGTTAAATAGGCGCAAGGAAAACAAGGAGCAGGGCCATGGCGAAAAAAAGACCGGCACAAGGTAAAGCACGCGTCAAGGTAACGAAAAGCGGTAAGCGGATCAGCTACGGCCAAGCGGGAAAAGCCGCCGACGGTGGCCCACGCGTACGGCCGGGCACTAAAAAAGGTGATGCCTACTGCGCGCGCAGCGCGGCCCAAATGGCCCGTTTTCCCAAGGCCGCCAAGGATGCGACGAGTCCCCTACGTTTGTCGCGTAAGGCTTGGCGGTGCGTTGGCACTAAAAGCAAGCGGTACGGTAGCAAATGAGACCGATCGAAGAGATAATAGAAGACCTGAACCATAGCGACGAGGCCGCCCCGCCCGAACTATTAGACGAGCTTTTTTGGTCGGCTATGTCGCGGGGGCTTGGGTCGGGTGTCGGTTCGTGGGGCCGACTCTTCGCCGACGTGCGTGGGTGGACGAAGACGGGCGGCGACAACGCAAACAAAACCGAAGAACGTTTATCCGACACTGAAGCCGCCGCCCTCGTGCGTGCCGTTTTGGGGGGCGAATAACACGCGGCCCCGTAAAGATTTAAAGGAAACATACAGCCCGGACCCGTTGATCAGGTGTTCGGGTTTTTTTGTGCGTCCACATGTACCACCTCGGGAACTGCTCTATAAAACGCGATGCCTTCAAGCCCATACGATCATGTTTTTCACGT